AACTGGATTATGATGAAATTTTCGAGGATTCTGAATGAGTAGAGCAAAGCAATTGGTTAAATTATTAGAAAGAATGTTGAAACAAGACCACTTGTTTTCGGAAGAACAAATTGTAGAAATCAAACAACAATTGCGAGTTGTCAAGAAAGAACTCGCAGAAGTCGAAGCACAAACATCAAAAGGATTTGGAAAGAAATGACTGTAAAACTAATTAGCGTTACACCAGATGCAGAAAAAACAATGGCGTATGTTGCAAGAGTTAGCAATCCTGCGAATCAAGACAACGAAAACTATGCCAAGTTGCTTGCTTATTGTATTAAGCATAATCATTGGTCTGTGTTTGAGCAGTCTTTTATGACTCTTGAGATTGAGACCAATCGTGGTATCGCAGCACAAGTGCTTCGTCATAGGAGCTTCACATTTCAGGAATTTTCGCAACGTTATGCAGATACTAATCTAATCACCGAAAATATTCCGATTCCTGATCTTCGTAAGCAAGACACCAAGAATCGCCAAAATTCTACAGATGATTTGGGTGATTATGTAAAACTCAAATTCCAGACAGAAATTGCCGAACTGTTTACGCACTCTAATAACCTCTACAAGCGAATGTTGGAGGCAGGCGTAGCAAAAGAGTGTGCAAGGTTTATATTGCCCTTAGCGACGCCCACACGCATCTATATGACGGGCTCGTGCAGGTCTTGGATACATTATATCAATCTTCGTTCTGCAAACGGAACTCAAAAAGAACATATGGACATTGCACTTGCTTGCAAAGAAGTTTTTAAAGAGCAATTTCCTTCAGTGTCAGAGGCACTGGAATGGGTCTAAATATTTTTGTGTTGAAATTATAACTGATGCCTACATATCGATTTGAAAATACAGAAACTGGGGAAATCTTTGAGAAATGGATGCTAATGGCAGAAAAAGAACCATATCTCAAAGAAAATCCCCATCTCAAACCCCTCATTCCAACTCAAATGAATGTTGGTGAAGTGGGTGATTGGAGGAATAAATTAACCTCCAAACATCCCTCATGGAATACTGTCCTAGAAAAAGCAAGCAAAGCACCAGGTTCAACTGTAAAGAAACTCTAATATGGCAAGAAGAAAAAGAGGAAACAATGACCAACCAATCGGAGTTGGTCTTACAGCAAAGCAGGCAAAAAGAAAGAAACCATTAAGTTCAGAGTATTTGGTTGATATAGAACCTCTTACAGACAATCAAAAGCGTCTGTTTGATTCCTATGCAGATGGAAAGCACATTGTTGCTTATGGTTGTGCCGGAACTGGTAAGACGTTCATTACACTTTACAATGCTCTTGTAGATGTTCTTGATGAAAGAACTCCCTATGAGAAAATTTATCTTGTTAGGTCACTGGTCGCTACAAGAGAGATTGGATTCTTGCCTGGTAGTCACGATGATAAGGCAGATATTTACCAGATTCCTTATAAGAATATGGTGAAGTATATGTTCCAAATGCCTTCTGATGCTGACTTTGAAATGCTCTATGGAAATCTAAAGTCACAGGAAACAGTTAAGTTTTGGAGCACCTCATTCTTAAGAGGCACAACTCTTGATAATGCAATCATCATTGTGGATGAATTCCAAAACCTTTCATTTCACGAATTGGATTCTATCATTACTCGTGTGGGTGAAAATACCAAGATTTGTTTCTGCGGCGATGCTTCTCAATCAGATTTGCAGAAAACAAACGAGCGTAATGGTATTGTAGACTTTATGAATGTGTTGCGTAAAATGCATTCTTTTGATATAATTGAATTTGGTGTAGAAGACATTGTTCGTTCTGGACTTGTTAAAGAATACATTATCGCTAAATTGGATGCTGGTTTTTAATGTTTAATCATATTGATATTGAACTCCCAAAGTTAGAGCGTGAGACAATAGATGGTGTTAGGTATTATAAAGTGCCTGATGATGAAGAACTTCTTAAACTAGTTTCAATCACTTCTGTTACGAGTCATTTCAATCGTGAAATATTTGTCAAGTGGCGTAAAAAGGTTGGTGAAGAAGAGGCGCAGAAGATTACTAAAGCGGCTACTTCTAGAGGCACGGATATGCATTCTCTCGTTGAGAATTATCTTTACAATCAGGATCTCCCGCCTGTTCCGCCGCTTCCGGATTTTCTTTTTAAGATTGCGAAAACGGAACTTAATCGTATAAATAATATCTATGCTCTTGAAGGATCCCTATATAGTAAGCAACTGGGAATTGCAGGGACTGTTGATTGTATCGCAGAGCACAATGGTGAATTAGCAATAATTGACTTTAAGACTTCTAAAAAACCCAAACCACGGGAATGGATAGATCACTATTTCGTTCAGTGTATGGCGTATGGAGCGATGTTCTATGAACTCACAGGCATCCCCATCAAAAAACTTGTAATCATTATGTCTTGTGAAAATGGAGAATGTATCATTTATGAAGAAAGAGACAAATCAAAGTATCTCAAATTACTTACCCAATATATTAGAACATTTGTTAGAGACAAACTCGCAGAATATGGAACCAAATAAAGAACTAGAACAGGTCATAGAAAATAAGTTTCTGACTCCTTCAAAGTTTGCTCTAGAAATAGAGAAAATTGTAATTGAAGAAAATTTCAATTATATTGATGCAATTTGTCATTTTTGTGAGATTAACAATCTTGAGGTTGAGTCAGTCACAAAACTTATTTCAAAACCTCTAAAAGAGAAGTTGAAATATGATGCGATTAGTCTAAACTTTATGAAACGTACATCAAGAGCAAAACTGCCTTTATGATTGTGACGCCTTTTGAAGTCTATCAAAATTATTTAAGTCTCAAATCACACTTTACAAATCCCAAATACGACTACTTCAAATACAATAAAAAAGTTAGAGCAACTCTAACTTCCTTTAATCGTCGCAAAGATAAGTATTTCTTCGAACGCACTTCGCGCAAACTATCTGACAAAGAAGTCGTAGATTTTTTAGTATCAAACTTTGTAGCATCAGACAACCCGAGTAATTTATGGATTGGTTCTTTAATAAATGGCGGAGAGCAAGTTTATACAGAATGGATGCGACGACAGCAGAGTTTAAGTTACTTGTTCAAGGAACAAAGCAACGAATTGTTCTCGCAGACAAAATTAGAGGATGCCTTGAATTGCTCCAAAGGACATCCACCAATTCTAAAAAGTTTTTTAAGCGGTAAAATTTGCTTGGAAACTTTGGTAATCTATGATAAAATATTTGGGTTTAGTAAAAAGTTTGATAAGAAATTATTAGACCCAGTGTGGGAAACCGTCAGTTTAAAGATTGTAAAGTATGCCCCCTTTCTAAATACAGACATATTCCAGTATAAAAGAATTTTACGGGAAATCATCGATGAGTAAATTTTTTGATTCTGATATTATTCAGGAAGAACTGAAAGAAATCAATCAGTTACAAGAGAGTATTTACGGAAGTATTCTTTCTTTTGGTATGATGGATCGTGAAACGAAACTGGAACATATTGAAAAACTTGAAATGTTACTTGAAAAACAACGAGTAATGTATACAAGACTATCTCTTTCTGATGACCCACAAGCGGTTATAATGAAAGATAATCTTCGTAAATCAGTTGCTCTGATGGGATTCCCACCAGAGACTGATATGGGAGTGCTGTTTAGTAGTATGACCAAAACCATAGAATCTCTCAAGCAATACATTGACGGTTGAGAGCATTTTTGCTATAATATCCAAGGAATCCAATTCATCCCATTTATCCAACGTATCTAAAATGAGTTTCGCAAATCTTAAAAAACAATCCAAACTTGGTTCTCTCACCGAAAAACTGGTGAAGCAAGTTGAAAAAATGAACAACTCCGAAAGTTCTAGTGACGATCGCTTTTGGAAGTTGAGTGTTGATAAAGGCAATAATGGTTATGCAGTCATTCGTTTTCTTCCTGCTCCTGATGGAGAAGACCTGCCGTTTGTCAAGGTTTATAGTCACGCATTTCAAGGACCTGGTGGTTGGTTGATTGACCAGTGCCTTACTACAGTAAATCAAAAGTGTCCAGTGTGCGAATACAACTCCGGACTCTGGAACAATGGCACTGATGCTGGTAAAGAAGTTGCTCGTAAGCAGAAGCGTAAACTGACTTATGTGAGTAATGTTTATGTTGTCAAAGACCCTGCGAATCCTGAAAACGAAGGTAAGGTCTTCCTCTTTAAGTATGGTAAGAAAATCTTTGATAAGATTATGGAAGCAATGCAACCTGAATATGAGGACGAAACTCCGATTAACGCATTTGACTTCTGGCAAGGTGCAAACTTCAAACTGAAGGCAAAGAGTGTTGCTGGTTATCGTAACTATGATTCCAGTGAGTTTGCGACTCCTGGTGCTCTTCTGGACGATGATGATGCAATGGAAGCAATCTGGAAGAAGCAGTATTCGCTTACTGAATTTGTTGCTGCCGACCAGTTCAAGACTTATGATGAACTGAAGAAGCGTCTTGACTCTGTGCTTGGTGCTAAGACTTCTACTCGTCTTGATGAAGAAGTTGAGGATGAAGACGATACTCGTGGTTCAGTTCGTGACCTTGATGATGGTCTTCGTAGTGAACTCAATAATCTTCAACCCACTCGTCGTGCTGCTGCTCCAGTGGAAGAAGATGAGGATGATGACGCACTTTCATACTTTGCCCGCTTGGCAGAAGACTGATGTGTATGAGGAGGAGAGAATTCTCCTCCCTTAAAATGGAATTGTAACTTTCGTATTTTCTGTTTTAATCAATTTATCACTTACATACTGCGATGATCTATCATAAATCATCGCTTTTCTTGTATCGTTGATAACTTGTTGCAGGTATCTTGGTTTGAGGACATAAATGCCTCTTTTATCATTATTTTTTAGCACTTCATACTCATAATTACTCACACCCACAATTGGATCTGAAATACGAATAACATTTGCTCCAAGTTGAGTTGCATCATTCGTATAAAGATTTCCATCGTAAGTATAATAAATTTTAAAGTCTTCATCAACAACTTGACCAGAAGGAAGAATTAAACGGTCTTCTGGGTCTTTGACTTCTGTGGTCTCATAATGATGGACTGCATTCAAATCATTTCCATAAATTGATTCTGCATAATCATAAACTTGTTTGTCAGAGAGTGGCCATTCGTCTCTGACTCTTGTGATTCCTGCGGATACAATTACAACCCAATCATATTGAACACTACCATAAAGTTCTTGTGCAACTAACTCTGGTCTTGATCCATCTGGAATCTGATACTTATCAAAGACAGTGAAGACGTTTTGTAAATCATCACGAAGTTTGACTCTACGAAATAGATTCTTTACAGTCACATATTGTTGAGAAGATTTTGAATCCGGTAAAAATGATTGATATTCTAGATTTGGAAGTTCTCTGAAGTAAGTCATCAGTATCCAACTCCTATGTCTGAATTTTTATAATCTTCTGCATAAATTGGTGATAGTTCTTGAAACTGTAGAGTTAATTGCATATGCACTGGAGTTGCGTCAGGATATGTTGCATATTGTGCAGAACCATTATAATTTACACTCATTTGTGTAAGGGCACAAGGTTTGAAAGTATGTAAAAATGGGTGTTGTTTTCCCCCACTCATGTATTGCAATTTAAAAACATTTGGTGCTTTAACAAAAAGACCATTTCCATTTACATCTGGTGTTCCTTTTCTAGGAGTCATGTTTATTTTAAATCTTCTAATGATCTTTTTAATCATTTGAGATTCATCTACAGATCTAGGAACCATATCAAATGTAAAATTAAACGCAGGACGTATTGTAACTCCATTAAAAAGAAGTTCTACATTTTCATTGAATACTTGTCCAGTTGCTCTTGAAATAATTTGGTTAATATTTCCCTGACCTAATGCCGCTTGTAAACCTGCAGCAGCTGCTCCAGCGGCCGCTGCAGATTGTCCTTCTCCAGTAGATAATGCACCACCAATTTTTTCAAAAAACTTTGATCCGGATTTAAATAATGATCCTACAAGATTTGAACTTAGAACTGCTTCGGCACCAGCTGAAGCTAAATTTGCTGCAATAGGATTCATTGTTCCAGATTGCCAATCTGCACCGTTATTATCTTGAATATTTGCAGGCATTGGTAAAATAATGGTTGTTTGAGAAGTTTTGATACTTTCTCTCAATGCATCTTCACTGGTGTCAAGAGCAAAACTATTTTGTCCTTTTAATCCTAAACCTGGTGGTTTATATTCAAGAACTTGTATTTTAAAGTAATCATCTTGTGGCCCAATATTATTACGAGGATATCTTAATAATTCTGCCATTTATTTTTTTAACTATTTATTGCTAATTTCTTATTATTCTTTTATAAGGAATTGATTTTAAAGTATTATATTCTTGAGGTGTTAATTCATATAAACCACTTACTAATCTATCACCATCTTCAGTATTATATTGTCTTATTTTACCCCAATGATAATTAAAAGCACGGAATCCTTTGGGTAACATATCTCCCGCAATAATTAAAGGGTGGCGATCATAAAGTATTTTAGGGGTAGCAGCATAATAAATGTAAGTATAATATTTACCAGGAACTGGAAAATTTCTTTTTGTATCACTTGCAATTGTCAAAATTTCATCCATTAATTGTTCAGGTGTTTCATTTCCAAATAAAGAATCTTTAAACTTTGAGAATCTATTTGCTGAACGACTTGTTCCTGACAATTTGGGGGATTTTGGATTAGCACTTTTATAGTCATGATCATTTTTGATTAAACTAATCAGTTGAGTTTTGGTTAATCTTTGATATCCACTAATTCTACCTTGTCCAGATGCAGTAGTATAGTATATTTTGTATTCTTCAGCGATTTCAATTAATTCACCTTTAGTGTAATCTTCTAATCTTTTTTCGTATCCTGTGAGTGCCATTACTTGATACCTAATTCATGTTCGGTAATCACCTTGAATTCATATCCACGATCAGCACACCATTCTCGTGCTGCTTCCCACTTTGATTGATTCTTTGCATACTCATAAACCTCAGCAATGTATTTCTTTGTTTGTCTTTGTGGTTTAGTGGGGGGAACTGTTTGTTTTGATGGTTTAATTTCAATCATATATTTTTTAATGCTCCCATCAGATTCTTTGACTTTGATAAGGAAATCGGGAAAATATCTATGAACCTTTCCATCCAATGGAGATCTATAAGGAATACATTTTTCTTCTGATGACCATTCAATTATTTTTTCATTTGTATCACAATAGACGCAAAATTTACGTTCCCATAAAGATCTGTATATAATATTTGTTGGGTCACCAGAGTATTTTTCTGGATATGACGGTTTATATTTTCCTTTGTATGACATCTAAATACTTGTAACAAGAAACTCATAATAGGTATTTAGAGTGGCGTTACCACGCAGAATATCAGACATCAAACCACTATTTACAAATCTGGCACAAACTTCTCATTATGAAGTTAAGTTTGGTGGACTTTCTGGACAACTGATGAGTTATTTAAGAACCAGAGGAGTATCATCAAGATTTGTTGCTGAGGATGCTGGTCTTCTGTGCCATAATGCAGTTTTACCAACATCACAATTCGCAACTGTAGATGTTCCTGGAAATTATACTGGAATCACACAAACGTTTGCTCATAGAAGAATTTATCAGGATATAAGTCTTGAGTTTTATGTCGATAATAATTACAACACATTGAAATTTTTAGAGCATTGGATGGAATTTATTGCAAGTGGATCATCAAATCCAATTAACGGCAATAACCTTCCAATCAACATGAACGTTGATGAAGGTTATTTCATAAGAATGCAATATCCAGAATATTATAAATCAAACCGAACAAGAATCATTAAATTTGATCGTGATTATCGAAGAGAAATAGAATATACTTTTGTTGGATTATATCCATATAATATTTCATCTATACCAGTTTCTTATGGTCAATCTGATGTATTGAAAATGCAAGTGACATTTAAAATTGATCGTTACGTTATTGGAAGATCTTATAGTGTTGATTATAATAGAAATGATGATAATAATAAACTTCCTTCTCAACCTCAATTACAACCAGTATCTCAACCAAAACCTAGATTAGTTCCAAGGTCTCCTGGATCTATACCATCAAATGGTGTTGAATTATTTCCAGCAAATCAAACCTTAGCAGAGTCACTTTACGGATCTCAAAATAACAGATAAATAATTTCATCATATTTGTGATTGAAAATGTCATTACCTAAGATTGCAACTCCTTCTTATTCTTTAGAAATTCCATCTCTTAAAAAAGAAATTAAATATCGACCATTTCTTGTAAAAGAAGAAAAAATTCTTATTATTGCAATGGAAAGTGAAGACCCAAAGCAAATCGCAGAAGCCGTTAAAACTGTAATTAATAATTGTATTCTAACTAGAGGAATTAAAGTTGAACAACTTGCAACTTTTGATATTGAATACTTATTTTTAAATATTCGTGGAAAATCTGTAGGGGAAACAGTTGATGTTTTAATTACTTGTCCGGATGATGGAAAAACTCAAGTTCCTGTAAGTATTAATCTTGACGATATTCAAATTAGTGTTGATAAAAAACATTCAAGAGATATTAAACTTGATGATAATTTGACTTTGAGAATGAAATATCCATCAATGAATGAATTTATTAAATCCAATTTTGGAAATGATTTTAATATGAGTGTGGACGACACATTCAATTTGATTGTTTCTTGTATGGAACAAGTGTATAATGAGGAAGAATCTTGGTCTGCATCTGATTGCACTCAAAAAGAATTGTCAGAATTTATTGAGCAGTTAAGTTCAAAGCAATTTAAAGAGGTTGAAAATTTCTTTTCTACAATGCCTAAACTTTCTCATACTCTTAAGATTAAGAATCCAAATACTGAAGTTGAAAGCGAAGTATTGCTGGAGGGATTATCAAGTTTTTTCGCTTAGGGATGGCTCATGAAAGTCTTGAGTCATATTATAAGACAAACTTTTCTTTAGTTCAGCATCATAAATATTCATTGACAGAAATAGAAAATATGATACCTTGGGAGCGTGAAATTTATATTGCTCTTCTTAAACAATATATTGAAGAAGAAAACTTAAAGAACCAATCAAATGGCTGAGTTAGATCCTGAAAAAGTTGGCAGATTAGGTGTTGATCCGGGCACAGGGTCTCCTTTGTCTCAAGAAGTTCGTAATGCTCTTTTAAAAAAATCTACTATTGATGCATCTGTTTTTCAAAATATTGAAAGTAGAAGAACACAAACCGATGCACAAAACGCAGAATTGTCTAAAGGGCAGGAACAAGCTCTTTTAGGATTTAATTCGACTCTTCAATCTATAAGAACTGATATTGTAAAACTGGGAACAGGTCTTTCTGGTATTGCTCTTCTTCTTCAGCAAGATGCGGCGGAAGATCAAAATAAAATTAGAGCAGACCAAGAAAAGCAAAGATTATTAACAGAACGCCAAGTTAGAGTCGGAAAAGAAAGTGAAATAGAACAAAAAATTCAAAATGCAATTTCCGAACCTGTCCAGAGGTTAGTTCCACAAGTAAATGATGTTTTTGGTAAAATAGGTGCTGCTCTTGGTATTTTATTTGGTGGGTGGTTAACGAACCAAACTGTTCAAGCAATAAAGGCATCTGAAGAAGGAAATACAAAATTATTCAATGAGATCCGATTTAATATTCTTAAAAATGTTGGAATAGCAGTTGGTGGATTGTTTGCAATCAGAGCAGGATTTTCATTAATTAAAAGAACAATAGGAGCAATTGCTTCAGGACTAACTAAACTTTTGATTGCAAAACCTCTTGCACTTGCTGCTGGTTTAATACCTGGACTTAGAAATGTTCCTACTCCCGGTGGAGGACCAAAACCTTCTGGTGGTAGAGGTCCGGGAATTTTTGGAAGTCTTTTTGCAGGTATTAATGCATTTATGAATGCTAAAAATGGTGAATATGTAGATACTGCAATGATTGCATTGAGTTTATTTGGTCCTGGAAAATTTGTTAAAGGTTTGATGGGAATAGGATTTGCTGCAGATCAAATTGCAGAAATATTTGGAATGAATATATTTGGTAAAGATCCAAATTATGAAAAGCAAGCAGCATCTGTTGTAGAAGAAGCTTTAAAACAAAAAAATAATAAACTAGCAAAGACAGATACAACTTCTTCACCTAAACCAGTTCCTTCTACTGCAACACCTTCTGCAGCACAACCACAAACTCCAATGATGGGTGAGCAAACACCATCAACTCCTGCTCCATCTCCTGATATGGAAAAGAAATTTGAGCAGGCATGGCAGTATCGTAATAATCCTATGGCAAGAGGTAGAATTGAGGATGCTTGGAGTAAAATGACTCCAGATCAACAACAGCAGGCCAAAACTTGGGCACAAACAAAGGGTTATGATTGGAATGAAATGAAATTAAAGGATGCTGTTGACATGAGTGATTTGAAACAGCAACCATCTAAAACTGAAACTGCAGAGATAAGTCCGGCACAAGTATCAATGCCACTTAGAGAACCACAACAAGTTGGTCAATTGCCAGAACCAAAACCATCACTGACAATGATCAAAACGTCAAATAATCAATCTCAACAGGTAATTCCCCCACTAACAAATGAACCTTTGACTGACGTTCCATTAATCAATTCGGCAAACCCTGATAATTTTTATGTCTTGTATTCTCAATTAAATTATAATGTGGTGATGTGATATGGCAACTGTATTAGAGTCTCTTCGAAAATCATCTATAAACATTCAAAGTATTTCTCAGACACTATCTGATACTAAAAAAAGCACATCGACAGTAAATAATTCTGTAGAAAATATTTCAAGAATTGTTGCGACAAATACTAGAGTTAAAAGGGAATTATTTACAAGATCTAATATTTTAAATTCTAGAAGAGAAGAAGCATCTAAAAGACAAGAACTTGAAGATCAAATTGAATCGACAAGAGTATCATCGTCCCCACAATTAGGACTTTCATTTTCATCTAGAAGTGAAAAAGGACCTTTAGGTAGAATATTGGGATTTTTAGGATTTACATTTGCTGGTTGGATTGTAGAAAATCTACCAACATGGATTTTCATGGGGCAGGAGTTTATATCTAGGATTAATTCTTTTGGAAGATCTATGTATAATATGGTCTATAACATGCAAAATATAATCAAATATTTTGGAGATACCTTAAAATATTCTTTTGATGCAGTTCTTCGTCTGGATTTTGATGAGTTTGCTGGAGAAGGAACCGTTGCAAGATCTTTTGAAGAACTAAATCTTGCCGTTCAGGATTTAGGAACTAACATTACAGACACATTTAAACTTTTTACAACACCACTGACAGAATCATTGGAAACTGGTGAAAAAGCACCTGGACTTGGAGAAACACGTCCGGATACAATGTTTCCTCCAATTCCTCAAGGAGGTGAAGGTCCGCAAGTAACTGGAATTACTAAACAAGCACTTGATATTATTTCAAAATATGAATCTGCTGGTGCTGGATATAATGCAATGAATCAAGGAACAATTCCAGATAGTAAAGGACAACGACCTAAAGCAACTATAGGTGGTAAAACATCAAAAGATATTGTTGGAAAAAATCTTACTGACATGACAATTGGTGAGGTTATTGCAAGACAAAACAGAAGATTAACAAATGATCAGGGTTTTATACATGCTGCTGGAAGATATCAAATTATTGGTAATACTCTTCCAGGAGCAATGAAAGGTGCTGGATTGAAACCAACTGATATGTTTAGTCCAGAAAATCAAGATAAAATGGGAATTTATTTGTTAAAAACTGGGGGAATTGGTAAGTGGGAAGGATTAAAAAAAGCAACTTCACAAGAAATTGCAATTATTAAACAGGCACAAAGAACACCTGTTACCTTTACACCTCCAACTCCTCAAGCACCAGCATCTCCTCCTCCTTCTTCCTCAGTGCAAATAACTCCAGCACCAATGCTTACAACTTCTGGGTTTGGTTGGAGATGGGGAAGACAACATTTGGGAATAGATATTGTACCAAAAACTGGAAAAGTTGATGGAGCACCGGTGATTATTAGAAAAGGTGGGACAGTAGAATATGCAAATATAGGTAGTGGAAATATGGGTCAAATTTTAATAACCCATGATGATGGAACACAAAGTAGATATCTCCATGTTAATAACTTTAGGGTTAGGGCAGGACAAAAAGTTAGTGCTGGACAAACAATTGCATCTCTTGCTGCAATGGGTGCTCCTGGAATTGGTAATGCTACTGGACCACATTTACACTTTGAATATTACCCATCACGCAGTTCTGGACCAGTAGACCCTGCAGGTGTTTATCAAAATTATGTTGCTTTAGGTGGAAAAGTAATGGGAACTCCACCTAAACCATTAGATCCTAATCAGCAACCTAGATCTTCCAAACAAGCACAAATCTCAGCACAACCAAAACCACAGCAACCTGCTGAAATGACTCCTGAAAGAAAAGGATCTCAAATACTTTTCATTGATGATACTCAACCACAACAACCTCAAGTATCTTATCCAGTGCAACAGCAACCTTCTGTTACACCAACAATAAGCGAATTTAAATTGTTAAATAACTTTATTAAGAATAAACTCTTACTCGACTTAGCATACCTATAATGTCAATTAAAAAGTCTTTATATGATGAATTAATTTTAGAATCAAATGACAGATCTAGATCTGTTGGACTTATAGGTGGTGCAATTCTTTTTGAATATTTTGAGGATGTATTTTCTCCTACAATTACTGCTAAAATTAAAATAGTTGATAATGGAAATGTTATCGCTTCTCAGGATAGTCCAGATGGAGATAAGCAATCAATTTATAATGGATTACCTCTCAGGGGTGGAGAAAGACTCTCTTTGAAAATAGCAGGAAATTCATCAACAAATCCGGGATTGGATTTTTCAAAAAGAGTAGAAGATTACTTTTATGTTTCCAGTATTACTGATGTAATTTCAGAATCAAATAGAGAAAGTTTTACACTTCATTTAGTTTCAAGAGAAGCGATTACAAATGAAACTGTAAGAGTTGGTAAAAAGTTTAAAGTTGATACTAGAATTAGTGATTCTGTAGAAAATATTTTAAGAGACTATTTAAGAACTAATAAAATAGGAAAAATAGATAAATCTTCAAATAAGTATGGATTTATTGGAAACTTAAGAAAACCATTTACAATTTTAGTTTGGTTAGCATCAAAGGGAGTTCCGGAAAAATCAGGAAGTGCAACTGCAGGATTTTTGTTTTATCAAACTCAGGATGGATTTCAATTCAGATCAATTGATGATTTATTAGATCAAAGTCCAAAGGCAATCTACACTTATACACAATCTCAAGAATCTTATGATGATAGTGATAAAAAACTAAACAATGATTTTAATATTCTCAATTACTACGTCGAGAAAAATCAAAATCTAATTGAAAAACTTAGATTAGGAACTTATGCAAGTCACAGAATGTTTTTCAATCCACTAGATTTTTCTTTCTCTAAACCTGAGGATGGAATTTTTAAACGCGAAAAATATGCAGGAAAAACAAATAATCTTGGAGGTCAAATCAAACTTCCACCTTTGTCTGATGGGTCTGATTTAACACTCGGAGATGTCCCAACTCGAATTATTACCGCAGTTTATGATGTTGGGACATTAGATCCTGCAACTTCAACAGAAATTAATTCAGACCAATCATTATATCAATCACAATCATTGTTGAGATATAATATTCTCTTTACTCAAACTTTAAGTATTATTGTCCCTTCAAATACTAATCTAAGAGCTGGAGATATTATTGAATGTAAATTTCCAAAGATTACTCAATCCGATGCAAAAGAATATGACACTGAAACAAGTGGTCTATATATGATTAAGGAATTGTGTCATCATTTTGATATAAATCGCTCATATACTTCTATGAAATTGATTAGAGACACTTTTGGAATTAATAAGAAGGCATAATAAATGATAGACGAGTCACTTCTTAAAAGTAATTTTATTGGTAGAGATGGTTTTCGTTGGTGGATTGGTCAGATTCCTCCTATCGAGGATATGAATGGTCAGGTAGATGGTCAGGGTTGGGGAAATAGATTCAAAGTTCGTATTATTGGATATCATCCTTATAGTGAAGCAGAACTTCCAAATAAGGACTTGCCTTGGGCACAGTGTTTAATTCCAACTACCTCAGGCAGTGGTGCAGCAAACGTTGCCACTGGAGTTCAATTACAACCAGGTGATACTGTTCTTGGATTCTTTTTGGATGGTGATAATGCTCAAATCCCAGTCATTCTAGCAACATTTGGTAGAACTTTTTCTGTTCCTTCAAAAACTTATCAATCACCATTTGTTCCATTTACTGGATATTCAAGTAAAGTTGAAAAGGCAAAAGTCACTCCAATTCAATCAAATGAAATAAAAGAAAATTCAAATCCATCTCCACCAAGTGTTACTGAAGAGCAAGCAGCAGCAATAGCACAGAGAGTTGGTTATCAAGTTTTCTCTGAAAACTTTGCAATTGGAAATCAAATTCCACTAGCAAACACTGTTAAGAATACGAGAGTTGATAAAATCAAATCAATTGTTAAAAATCTTCTTCGCAAGTTAAGAAATCTTGAAGGAAATGTAGAGAGAATCGCACAAACAATTCGTTCAGCAGCAGATAAAATTGTTACCTTATGTAATGATTTGATTGGTGGTATGTTTAATTTCTTAATTGACCAACTCATCAATCTTTTAAAGCAGGGATTAGACTTACTTTATAAATTGGTTTTTGCACAAGTGCTTGCTGCAACCGGAAATCCAATTGCTGCACATCTTGCCGGTGTTGCTGCACAAGAAGCAATGGTTTTACCAGTAAAGGCACTTGAAGAAGCATTTGGTTGTATTGCTGGTGCTACAATTGAAAGTATGAAGAGTTTAGTATTTGACATTCTAAACTCAACAGTCAATAATGTAGACCGCTTTGTAAGTTGTGCAGCAGACCAATTTGCTGGCACGTTATTGAATTCAATTATTGGTGTGCTTGAAACACTATTTGAAAGTCCTTTAGCAGGAGTTGCAAAGTTACTTCAATTCTTTTCAGGTTTTAATCTTGGAAATACTCTTCGTGAAGGAATTGGTGCTTTGTCTGAATTTGGAGCAGGATTTGCCTGCAATCAAAGTTTAGATAATTATAGAGGTCTTGTAAATGAATGGACTGTTGGTGCTGGACCTTCAGGTTCAGTTTCATCAACAGCATCTTCTCTTGCCAATACTTATGGAAACATCAGAGATATTACAAACATTATTAGTTCTGGTGTGGATATTAATTCTGTGCAGCAGTGTTTCACTGGTGCTCTATCGGTTGCAAATCCACCAATAATTAATATCTTTGGTGGGCGTGGGTCTGGTGCATCAGCAATTCCAATCTTTGGGAATCTTGTTACAAATCCAGATGGAAATACAACTGCAAGTATTATTGGAGCGCAATTGACAAATCCAGGATCTGGATATGCCTATCCACCATTTGTTGAAATTATGGATGATAATGATCAAGGATATGGTGCTGTAGCAAGAGCACTGATTAATCAAAGTGGAGAAGTTGAATCAATTTATATGGTTTCTGAAGGTGAAAATTATTCTGTTGGCAATATCGCAGAGTTTTCTGTATTGAGAGTCTTGGTTGAAGATGGTGGAAGTGGATATGATGATTTAACAACTGTTATTACTGATAATCTTGGTAACGAATACAATTATAAGATTACAGATGGTCGTATCACTCAAGTCACACCTCTAAATAATATTGTTGATAGTCTACCTGTGATTAGTATTGCATCAGATACTGGATTTGGTGCCATCTTGCGCCCAGTAGTTGGTGCTTTTAAAGAAACTGGACCCATTCCTGCTTCTCCAGACGCAGATCCTAATTCACCAAATTCTGCAAATCTATTTGCACAACAAGTTCAAACATCGATAGATTGCCCAATATAAAATGGCAGAAAGAAATAAAAACGTCTTTAAGAGACAATTAATTAGTTTTAACCCAAACTTTAGAATTGACACTGCCAATCCTCAAATGGGATTGAGTGGAACTGATGTCTATAAAATTTATGGTGTAACTGATACTGGAGATAATCAATCTTCGATTAGTTTGAGTAGTGGAGGACTGTTTTCAATTTATAACGACCAAACAATTCAAATTTCTGGTGGTGCTAAAAATCCAGAAGGAAGAGAAGATGTCGTTATTATTGGAAACAATGGAAATGTTTCTATTTCCGCAAATGGAATGGTTCGCGTATATGCGACCAATATTATGATTGAGGCAGAAGAAGATATTCAGTTTAAGGCAGGAAGAAACATCACTATGAAGAGTGGTGCTGGTAGAATCCTGATAGATGGTCAAAGAGTTGATATAAAAGGAACTAGCGGAAACATACCTTCTCTACTTGGACTTGACTTTACTAGCAGAATTTTTTCTGGAAGTTTTGTCGGCGCTGACTTCATTACGAATGCTGTGAGTGGAATTGTTGGTAATGTTGTTAACACTGTAATTGATGGAATATCATGACAAATATCAATGTTTTTAATGAAGAATCTTACTTCAACGAAAAAATAAATGCATTTAAAGATGTTGATATTTATGGACAAATCAACACAAGCAAAATAATAACAAGTGCAGTTCCTGGATTTGAAGGTGTTTCGGCAGGTCTCTTAGCATCCAGTAAAAATAGAATTTATGTTTCTACTGCTGGAGATGATGCAAATGGTGGATTAAGTGCTGATGATCCAGTTAAAACTCTTAAAAAAGCAGTAGAAATTGCTAGAAATCAATTTGCTCCTACAGATAAAAAATCAATTTATATTTCATCTGGAGATTACACAGAAGACACTCCGATTATTTTGCCGACATTTTGTGCAGTAATCGGAGACAGTTTAAGAACGGTTATATTAAGACCATCTAATCCTGATGTTGACTTTTTTAAAGTCAGAGAAGGTGTAATGTTAATGAATCTTGTCTTTAGAGACAATGAAAGTGGAAATTTTACGTTTAGATATGCTATAGCATATGATGAAAGTGAGGAAAAATTAGTTATTAATCAATCACCATACGCTTTAAATTGCTCTCTTATATCTACAAGAGGACGTGGAAAAAATGCCTACTCTATTGTTGCGGGTCAATGGACTAAAGGACAATCTCAAACACCAAGAGGTTCTTTCGCTTATGTTGATGGAAATGCCGTAGATTCTATTTCTAGTGGGGATTCTGTTGGTGGCAATTTGGAATCTATGGTTTTTGCTTTATTATCAATTATTACACCAGGTATTGGGATACATATCGATAATTGTGCATATGCTCAGATCGTTAACGTTTTTGGCATTTTTAATACTGATAATATATTATGTGAAAATGGTGGATATGCTTCAGTTACAAATTCTGCTACAAATTTTGGTATTAATGCTCTTAGATCTGTCGGTTTTTCAACGGTTAGTAAAACATATTCTCAAGATGTTGGTATAGTTGCATTTTCTTGTGCAAGTGCTGTGGGTGTTGGGAGCACAAATTATATTACAATTGCTGGCGCAGCAACAACTATTCCAGCATCACAATCAATTATTGGCATAGTTGATGACAACACGGGGGACTCTCTGATTAGTCCATCAATTAACAATTTAATTCGCATTGGATATGCATCTACAGAAACACCATTTGTACATCCTTCTATAGAATTTCAAATTCGTAAGGTTTCTGATGCAAAAACAATATCTTATGGAGGAACAACAAGAACTGCGTATGATGTGGCAGTATATCCTCGTCTTGACCAATATTTTTCAAGTCCTTACACTAATTATTCATCATTTCAAAGCAAAAGTATTCGGCAATTAAGACCATCTGTAGTAAATTCTTCAAGTCACACTTGGGAGTATGCAGGTTCGGGAACTGATTATAGTGCTTTACCAAAAAATGGGGGGTTTACCCGAGTTTTAAATGAACAAATTGAAGAAAATTATGGGCAAGTTTATACATCAGGAACAAATGAGCTTGGAGATTTTAAGGTAGGAAATTTTGTAATTCTTAAAAATCAAACAGGAGAAGTTCAGTTTACGACACCAATTCCAATTGCTCAAATTGATAGAATTAATTTTACATCAGGAAATACAAATCTAGTTATTACTGGAGTAGAAAATGATACTCAAATGGGTGGGGCAAACCCATCTGATAATTTTTTATCAACTCAAAGAGCGGTTAATGTTTTTGTAAGTTCTGGTTCAACAACACTTACTAATAAAATAATTTCTGCAGGTTCTAATACAATTACTGGATTAACTAACTCAAATCTATCTGGTAATGCTGGCATTACAAATGCAAATCTTGCAACACCAACTATTTCTGGAGTATCTCTTGGTTCTAATTTAAATACCCTAACATTAAATACATCAGGAACAGGTCTTTCTGGTTCAACGACTTATAATGGATCATCTTTAACTACTTTTACTGTCACAAGTAATGCAACAAGTTCTAATACATCATCGACAATTGTCGCTAGAGATTCTTCTGGTAACTTTAGTGCTGGTACAATTACTGCTACCACATTTAGTGGTTCTGGTGCTTCTTTAACTTCTATTCCCAATACCGCCACAACGGCAACAAGTTCTAACACTGGAAGTGCAATTGTCGCTAGAGATTCTTCTGGTAACTTTAGTGCTGGATTAATTACATCTGCCACTGCATTTAGAGTTGGAAATGCAAATTTATCTTCTGGTGGAGACTATGCCCATTTGGCAACCTATGAATATTATAATGGTTCTTCTTGGGTATATTCATCTGCAACCGCTGGTGGTTTATACCAAATTACTGGACAAGCACATAATTGGTATAAGCATAATGGATCTGGGACTCATACGACACTGTTAACTTTAGATGCTTCTGGCAATTTAGTCGCAACAGCAAACGTAAGTGCATATTCTGATATAAAATTAAAAAAAGATATTGAATCTATTCAAGGTGCTTTGGATAAAGTATTAAAACTTCGTGGTGTAACTTTTATTAGAAAAGATATTCCTAATGATGGAATACAAATGGGAGTAATTGCTCAAGAAGTTGAAAAAATAGTTCCAGAAGTTGTTAAATTGACTAAATCAGAAACTCCAGAAGGAACTATAGATGAGGTGAAAACAGTTGCTTATGGTAATATGGTTGGTCTTTTAATTGAGGCAATCAAAGATCAACAAAAAATTATTGAAAATCTACAAAAAAGAGTAGAAGATTTGGAGAATGAATAATGGTATTACCATCTTCTGGTCTTATTAGTCTTTTAGATATTCAGAATGAATTTGGTGGTACAAATCCAATTGGAATTAACGAGTATTATCGTAACGGTGGATTGGTTCCAGCAAATAATACAAATGTTCCGACTAGTGGAATTATAAGTCTTGCAGATTTTTATGGTGCAGTAAATGAAATTGTTAAGTATATTACATCAACTAGCACAAATGTAAATGCATCAAGTTATTTTACTGCTGGGGAATGGTCATCATCTGCACCAAAGCGTTTAGTTATTAATGCTGGAGTTACTGTTGGAGCAACAAATACTTCAAATTATGCTTTAAATATTCCATCAGGATTTGGCGGAACATTTAGATTAGATAATAATGGATCTATACAAGGTGCTGGAGGAGCAGCAAACAGTGGAACTGGTGGTAGTGCGATTTTTGCTGGGGCAGGAATTTCTATTAATAATGTAGGAACCATTTATGCTGGTGGTGGAGGAGGAGGATTAGGTGGTACTGGAGGCACTGGTGGACAAGGAACAGATTATGTAACTACTTATAATATAGGTTCTGCGTCAGGAACTTCTTGGGATGGTGTTTATAATTGTAATGATGCTTGTAGAGGTACTTATAAAACATGTCCACCGGGAGCATGGTCTTGTAGTTCATATTGCCCTGCAGCAAATCTTTGTACTGGTACTAGAGAACCTTATTATCCTCCTTGGAATCCTGCAGGAGAGTGTTGTACTACAAGATCCACTTGCTCTGCTTGTGCTATGGTTAGTTATTATTATACCTCCGGAGGTGCTGGTGGTGCAGGCGGCGCTGGTGGAAGGGGTAGAGGATATGATGTTTCTGCTGCTGCTGGTTCTGTGGGATCTGCTGGATCTGCTGGCGGCACAAATGCAGGCACAGGCGGCACAGGAGGAACAGGAGGAATAGGCGGAGATTGGGGAACTACCGGATCAACGGGTTCTACTGGAGCAACTGGAGCAAATGGAACTTATACAAATGGATTAGCAGGATCTGCAGGTTCTGGTGGAGGACTTGCTGGTTACTATATTGTTAATAATGGAAATGTTACTTGGATTGCAACAGGAACTCGCGCCGGTAGAGTAGGATAAATATTTTTACCTTATTGATTTTTCTATGAAATATACTATTTTAGAAATTATGCCTGGACAGTTGCGAGTTGAATATGAGGATAAGTCTTGGGCATATATTCCTATTCCTCCCAATGCATCTTTAGATGATATTGATGACGCTGCTTCAAGATTTGATCCAGAGTTTCTCCCTAAACCAGAAGATATTACACCTTCAAATATTTTTGTTGGTGAAATAAGAGAATCAAAAAGAATAGAAAATATTTCATTTCAACCAAGTCAGACAAATTCAGTTGATACATTTTCAAATTTGAATATTCTACTTTCAAAATATTTTTCACAAAATGGTGACAATAGGTTGGAAGTGTTGTTAAATGATAAAATTGCAGAATATGTTCAAAATTATAACCTTAATCCCGATAAAATTATTGATGATATAATGTATGATCCTGAAGATATTATGTCGCAAGCCGAGGCAGAATTAAATGCAGAACAGTGACAAAAATAGACAAGCAGTTGATAGAATGAAACTCTGTTTGCAATGCGAACATTTCTTTAAACCAACTCGTCAATGTAAAAAGTGCGGTTGCTTTATGCCATTAAAAGTCAAACTGCCGGGACAAAAATGCCCAGTAAAAAAGTGGTGACACTTCTGTAACTGGCACACTTGACACCAGACCCAAGACGCTCTATAATATGTGGGTAATCAATCAAACCCCTATGACTGCCCACACTGAAGAGTTCCTGTCCCGTTGCGTCGTTGATACCCTTGCTCGTAAGTTCTATCTGTATTCAAGTGATGGCAACGAACGAGTTGTGAATTGTGAAACTGTAGATCAGTTTATGAATGTATTGGAAGTTGTAAGAACTCAAGTTGATGAAGATATGCTTGCTTATTCACACCCTTTTTGATAGAATATGAAGACGCTCACAGTTCAAGAAGTGGAAGAAAACTTTGATGATATTATGTCCCGTGTAGAGAAGGGAGAAAGTTTTATCATTAGTAGTGAGTTTGGAAATGCAATGTTAATGCCTTATTATGAGCATAAAGAAGTTGATGACCTGATACGAATACACACGGATCACGAAGAAGGTTGTTGACACAGAGTTCCAGATCCTCTATAATTGATCTGGGTTTATGCTTCCGTCGCATAAAGGTCAATGCGCCCTGCTTATAACGGGGTCATCCTGGTTCAAGTCCAGGCGGAAGTATTGACCATAAGGACTTTTTGAGTTATTATGGTCTTACAACTTAATACGCTCGCGTAGCCCAGCGGAAGAGGCAGTGGACTTATGAAAATTGAGCTCCATTTAGGAAACTTTATGGGTGTAATTCCTCAAATTCGGTGAAACCTGTAAAATGGCAATACCGAGCCAAGCATCGCAAGATGAAGGTGTAGAGACTAGACGGGGAACACCTAAACCGAAAGGTATGGTGAAGGTATAGTCCAGACCACAAACTTTATAAGGCGGCGAAAGTCGTAGTGGTAAGAAAATCCATCCAGCGTCGGTTCGAATCCGACCGCGAGTATTGAACTGGTTAAAATAAATATAAGATATGGGAGCAAATCCTATGTCTTATAAAATCACTCAAGCATACTGCTGGTATAATAATGGCAGTATGATAGTGAAAATGTATTTCATCAACGAGTTGCCATTTACTTTTGATGAATTGCCAGAAGGTCATCTATATGATCAGGATCTTTGTAGAGAAGCAGACAAATATCTAGCATACGAACCAGAAGACTTATATTTAAATTCTTTCTATTTGATAGATGAAGAAGCACATCCTTGCTTCTTTCCAGTTGATATAGAAAACCCACAAGATTTGCCAGAAGACCTTCAATATGATCTTGATGAGGAGGATCTCACTAACTAAATAATAATGCTTTTGTTTGTGGTTATTCAGAAGCAAAGATTGGGAGCAGAAATGCTCCTTTTCTTTTATAAATAGTATTACCACAAACAAAAAGCAGATGGAATATTACACTTACGCATACTTGCGCGAAGACGGCACACCTTATTATATTGGTAAGGGTAAGGCAGGAAGAATTACTAATAATTTACATAGAATTGTTGTTCCTAAAGAAAAAAAAAGGATAATTTATTTAAAGAAAAATCTTACAGATGAAGAAGCACGAAAGCACGAAATCTATATGATTGCCATATTGGGCAGAAAAGATTTGGGCACAGGTATTTTGAGAAATATGACCGATGGTGGAGAAGGATGTGCTGGTCGTCGTTTAAGTAAGGAAACTAAAAAGAAGTTAAGTGATAGTCATAAAGGTAAGAAATTTACAGATGAACATAAACGAAAATTAAGTGAGGCAGCAAAGAAAAAAATATTTACGAAAGAGCACAGACACAATATGAGTAAAGGACTAAAGGGAGTAATGTCTAAAGAAAAAAATCCAAGTTATGGAAAAAAATGGTGGAATAATGGGGTAGATAATAAGTTTTCTAAAGAGTGTCCCGGTGATGATTTTAGTTTAGGAAGAGTTGGAAATAACATAGGAAGAAGAAAAAATCAATAATAAATAAAGCATAGAAGATTGTAAGAAAAGAGGACAGAACTTTGCCACTTAATAAACTTGATAACTTTATCAAAAACGTTGATGGGCGTACATTATATGTAAATCCAAATGATTTAGACGCTACGGATGCGATTACTAATACTGGAAACTCTCTTGCTCAACCGTTTAAAACCATACAAAGAGCACTGTTAGAAGCAGCAAGATTTTCCTTTGTGAATGGAAAGGATAATGATTTAGTAGAAAAAACAACTATATTAGTTTTTCCTGGTGAGCACCTAATTGATAACCGTCCAGGATTTGCGATTTATGATAATGGTGGCACTGCTTATACTGTTCCCCCAACAGGTGGAACAGGGTCTCCAGCACAAGGAGTCTTATCTTTAGAATTAGATTCGAACTTTGACTTAACACAAGAAGACAATATTCTCTATAAGTTCAACAGTATCAATGGTGGTGTCGTAGTTCCAAGAGGCACTTCTATTGTTGGTCTTGACTTAAGAAAAACAAAACTCAGACCAAAGTATGTTCCTAATCCAACAGATCCATTAGTTGCTAAATCTGCAATTTTTAGAGTTACTGGTGCGTGTTACTTCTGGCAGTTTTCTTTCTTTGATGGTGATGAGTCGGGATTGGTTTATACTCACCCATCATTTTTTACAAGCAATTATCAATCCACACCAAGATTCTCTCACCACAAACTGACGTGTTTTGAATATGCAGATGGTGTCAATGAAGTTGGCACGTATGGTCTGACTGACCTTGATATGTATTATAGTAAGCTATCAAATGCTTTCAATTCATATCGCCCAATTCCAGCAACTGCGAAGTTTCCTGCCAGCACTGAAGACTTTGCAAAGAGAAACTCTGAATGGCAGATTGTTGGTGCATTTGCTTCGGATCCAATTGACATTTCTACGATTATTTCTGGAAATGGAACTACAGCAAGCACTCAAGTTACTGTAACTACAGCAGAAGCACACAATCTGAATGTAGGAACTCCAATCAAAATCAAAGGAGTTTCTGCTTCTGAATATAATATTGCTTCGACTGTGCAATCAGTCATTAGTGATACACAATTTACATATCTACTTGAAACCTTCCCAATTACTCTTCCTGCCAACCCAAGTGCTTCGGGAGCAACTGTCACTGTAGAAACTGATACAGTATCTGGTGCCTCTCCTTATATCTTTAATATCTCCCTGCGTTCCGTATGGGGTATGAATGGAATGCTTGCTGATGGTGCTAAAGCATCAGGATTCCGCTCAATGGTTGTTGCACAGTTTACTGCTGTGTCGCTTCAAAAAGACGACCGTGCTTTTGTGAAGTATGATAAAGAGACTAGAACTTATAATGGAGTCATTTATAGTTCTGTTTATGGTGGAGATCTACCTGCCGGAGCATCACAAACAGACACGACTAAAGTCTATCATTTAGATCCTGATGCCATCTATCGTCACGGATGGGAAACAAGTCATATTAAAGTCACGAATGATTCTTTCGTTCAAATTGTTTCAGTTTTCGCAATTGGATTCAACAAGCACTTTGACCTTGAGTCTGGTGGAGATGCTTCAATTACCAACTCCAACTCTAACTTTGGTCAAATCTCACTTAACTCTGATGGTTATAAAGCAGAGGCATTTAGTAAAGATAATAATGCTTTCATTACCTCTATTATTACTCCAAGAGACATTGATCCAACAGAAGAAGATATTGAATGGTTGTCAGTTGATGTTGGTCTAACTACTTCTGTCGGTATCACAACTCACTTATATCTCTTTGGTCTGAATGCTTCTGATAGTATTCCCGTAAGCGTAACTCAAGGATATAGAATTGGTGCAAGAGTTGATGACAAACTATATCTTTCAATTGGGTCTACAGAATATTCTGCAAACATTTATATGCAAGATGGAATCACAAGTTCCGTCAAGTCATATAATGTAACTAGTGTATCATCTTCAATTCTAACTCTTGGCACTCATACAATTCAAACGGGTGAAAAGATTATTATCAATAGTGAAACTGGTGATCTTCCAGAAAATGTAACTCCTCATATCATTTATTATGCAATTCGTGTCAGTTCGACTCAAATCCAACTTGCAACATCATTCACCAACGCTCTGAATAATGAGGCACTGACTCTGTATGGAGGCACTCAACTCAGAGTTTATAGTAGAGTTTCTGATAAAACAGCAGGGGATATTGGTTCTCCAATCCAATTTAACTCTACAGTAGGAAACTGGTATATAACTGTAAATAGTGCAAACCAGATTTATAATCAATTAAATACGCTAGGAGTAGCGGAGTTAGGTGAAACAACAGATCTGACTTATGTGAAGAGAATTGTTGATGATAGAAGTTTAGATGAGAGAGTTTATAAAATAAGAGCGGTAATTCCAAAAGAACTCACTACTGCTAAAGATCCTGAAGAAGGATTTATTATTCAGGATTCAAGCACAACAGGTGCTCGTCCCAATGACTTTACAAGAACTAGTATCGCGAGCACTGATTATGAATATAATAAGAACCCAAGATTCATTACTACCTGTTCTGTAACTTCTAATACAATTACAGTCTTATCGGAACTTCCACATGACTTAAATGTTGGTGATGTTGTTGTTGTTAAAAATGTAACTGATAGTAATAATTTAACCGGTACAGATAATCGTGGATATAATGGAAGATTCCGTGTTGCTTCTGTTGTAGATGATATGTCATTTACATACTCTACAACTGATTTGAGTGGTAGAGTTCATATTCTCGGTGCAACAAGCACAAATAATATTGATTTAAGAACTACGGATAATCAGGTTAGAGACCTACCACGTTTTGAGAGAAATGATATTCAACAAAATCTGTATATTTACAGAAATGAAGTTATTTCTCCATATGTTCAAGGTCAACAGGATGGAATCTATCACTTATATGTTTTAAACGCAAGTAATGGAATCCCAGAAGAGTTTATCAATCTTGAGTATTCACAAAGTCCTGTAGATCTTTATCCTCAGTTAGATAGAGATAATATTGAAACAAACCCACCATCTGCAAAAACATTTGCTCTTCGTGCTCCAATTGGTGATACAAACACAAGTGATCTGAAGAAGAGTATTACCAGAGAAACAATTGACAAGTTCACAACATCTCTAGGAATCGGACAATCTATCACTGCAACTTCTACATCACCTACAAGTTCAACTCTTACATTTGGTAGAAGACACGGACTTGGTGGAATTGCTCTTGGTGCGATTACTGCAGGAGCATCCTATACTGATGGAACTTATTATGATGTTAAACTTCTAAACAGTAATGCAGATCCACTTGTTGGAACTTGGAAAGGAGCAAACGCAAAAGTTGTTGTATCTGGTGGTGCAGTAACTTCTGTTGAGATTCTTTCTGCAGGATCTGGATATACAAATGGGGAAGCATTGTTCTTTGATAACACCAGAATTGGATCTGGTAATGGTAATGCAAGATATACTCTATCTACCGCTGGTATTTCAACAAGTGTTGGGGATGTTGTTCAAATTACAGGTATTGGAACAACTGCAGATTCTTATCATCGAATCAGTGCAGTTGGTTCCGCAACCCAAATCTCCATTGCCAAAACTGCTGGAGATCCAGAACCAGTTATTGGTCAATATGTAGTAGTTGTCGGACCATCTGCAGGAATTACAACAACTAGTTATAGTTCAGCAACAGGAATTACAACCTTTACTACTGCAACCCCACACGGACTCTTAGCAGGTAATAAGTTTAGAATTATCGATTCTTCAAATAATAATGTTGGAGATTATATTGTAAGAGAAAGAGTAGGCATTACAACATTCACAGCAACAACCAATAAATCTCTGAGTGTTGTGAACGGTTTTGTTCTCAAACATGCTCTATCTGCCAATGACGCAATTTCTGATATTAGAGAAGAGAACTTTGGTGTGCGTCAAACTGCTTTCTATGGAAAAGAAATTGTAAGACTGTCATCGGCAATTTCTGATGACTCGGCAGCAACGACACTCCAGATTTCGTCAATTACAACAGGTATTGGAACTGGAGCAAGATTCCCAATGGGATCTTACATTCAAGTTGATAGTGAGGTAATGAGAATTACTTCTTCAAGTAATAATTCTCAGTTTACAGTTCTTCGTGGTGCTCTTGGAACACGTAAAGAAACTCACGACGATGGATCTCTGATTCGTAAGATTAATCCACTTCCTGTTGAGTTCCGCAGACCATCAATTCTTCGTGCTTCTGGTCATACTTTTGAATATCTTGGATACGGTCCTGGAAACTATTCCACAGGTTTACCTCAAGTTCAATTAAAATCTCTCTCAGAAAGAGAAGACTTCCTTGTTCAATCTCAAGAAAGATCGGGTGGTATTGTTGTTTACACTGGTATGAATAACAGTGGTGATTTCTTCAGTGGAAACACCAAAACTTCATCATCTTCAGGTGAAGTCACTTCATATGATATTCCAACTCCTACTGTCACAGGTGAAGACCCTTCCAAATCTAGTGTAGTTTATGATGAAGTCACTGTTAAAGAAAGACTTCTTGTTGAAGGTGGAGATTCTGGCACGATTCTTTCACAGTTTGATGGTCCAGTTACGTTCAACAAACAAATTAGAGCAAAAGATGCTGTAACATTCAGTGGTCAAGTCAGAATCACTAATACAACATCTTCAGATTCTGTCGGAAAAGGTGCTCTAACTGTCAGAGGTGGCGTTGGTATTGGAGAAAACTTAAATGTTGGTGGAAATACTACCTACACTGGAACAGTTTCAATTACGAATTCAACTCAGTCAACATCAACAACCAACGGTGCATTTACAGTTGCTGGTGGAGTTGGAATTGTAAAGAATCTGAATGTCGGTGGAACACTAGCAATCACTGGAGTTTCAACATTCACTGGTCTTCTTGATGCAAATGGTGGAGCAACCATCGACAACATCAGAATTGGTGTTGCGAGTGATAATGAGATTGATACCTCTACCGGTAATTTAACAATCGATTCTGCTGGTGGAACTACAACTCTTGATGATAATGTAAGTATTACAGGAACTGCAACTGTTACTGGTTTACTTGACGCAAATGGTGGTGCTTCAATTGATAACATTCAAATTGGAGTTACTGGTGATAATGAAATCGATACGTCTACAGGAAATCTAACAATCGATTCTGCTGGTGGAACTACAACTCTTGATGATAATGTCAGTGTAACTGGCACACTTTCAGTCAGCAGCACTTTAAGTGTCAATGGCAACTCAACTCTTGGTAATGACAGTGGAGACATTACAACTGTAAATGGTGAACTTAGAGTCACTGGAGACATCACTGCATTCTTTACATCTGACCAAAGATTTAAGGATAATATTGTTCCAATTGAAGACCCACTTGCAAAAGTGCTCTCAATCAGTGGTAATACCTATACTTGGAATGAACAATCTGGAAAAGAAGGTAATGATGTTGGTGTCATTGCTCAAGAAATTTTAGAAGTTCTTCCTGAAGCAGTTACAACTAGAGATAATGGATACCTTGCCGTTGAGTATCATAAGATTGTTCCACTACTTGTTGAGGCAATTAAGGAACTTTCCGCAAAGGTTGAATCTCTTGAGCAAAAACTCCAAGATAAATAACTAAAAAACGTATAAGATGGCAAATTATAAAAAGTCATTTAACTTTAGAAATGGCGTTCAGGTTGATGAAGATAATTTTGTCGTAAACGCAAATGGTTTGGTTGGAATCGGAACAACGATTCCTGAAGGTTATCTTTTAAATGTGTATGGCGACACAAGGGTCACAGGATTTGTAACTGCAAGTCAATTAAATGTTGGAGTTGCAACTGTTGGGTTCCTTACAGCAACTGGAGCGTCAGTTTCTGGAGTAATGACTGCAGCATCTTTCTCTGGAAGTGCTGCTGGTTTGACTGGGATTTATGCTATCGCTGTTGATGGATGGCACGTTTCTGCTGGAAATATTTCTACAACATCAAATGTTGGAATTGGAACCACGTTACCAACGGGTAATTTCCAAGTTGGTGCTGCAGTTACAATCAATAATAACGGAAACGCAACATACACTGGAATCATAACTGCCGCTGGATTTACAGGTGTTGGAACTGTATCTGCAGCAACTTTTGTTGGGTCTGGTTCAAACATTACAAATCTAAATGCATCCAATATTTCATCAGGAACTCTTTCAAACAGTAGACTTCCATCAGACATCAATGTTTCTGGTATTATAACTGCTTCTAGATTTAGTGGACCTGGTGATGCTATTACTGATTTAAATGCATCGGTAATCACAGCAGGAACACTATCAAATGATAGATTACCATCTAACATTAATGTTTCTGGAATCGTAACTGCTTCAAGTTTTGTTGGTTCTGGAATTGGACTTACTCAGCTTAACGCAAGTAATGTAGAATCTGGAACTCTTTCGAATAGCAGACTTCCATCAAATATCAGTGTCTCTGGAATCGTAACTGCAACTACTTTTGTTGGTAATTTAACTGGCACCGCTACTACTGCCACTGCTTTATCTGGAAGTCCAAATATTGTTGTAGGTATTGCAACAGCATCTAATTCTGTAAATGTTGGAGCAGCAGGAACAGGATTTGCAGCATTAAGCACTGGAAATATTGGTGTAGGAACTGCAATTCCAACATCAGAAGTGCAGGTTATTAAAAACAACGATACTTTAGTCGAAGTTGTTTCTAGAACAAACCAAGCAAGAATTAGTATTGGTCAGTCTGTTGGTGTTGGTAGAAGCACCGCAGTCATTAGATTTGGTAGCACAGATAAAACTCTGGATATTCTGAATAATGACACTGGAAATGTAAATCTTTATCTACACGCTGGACCCTCTGGCATTGGCACAGGAAGATTTGATTGGATTTATGGTCAGACAAATACCGAATTAATGTCTCTGACTTATGGTGGTTATTTGGGTATTGGAATTACAAATCCATCAAGTAATCTACACGTTGTTGGAACTTCAACTGTTACTAGTAACGCTCATTTTGGAAGTAATGTAACAGTTGTTGGAAATCTAACTGCAGGAAGTATAACGTTACCATCGTTAATTACAAATACAAATATTATTAACTCTTCTGGTGTTTCGACATTCTTTGATTTAAATGTATCTGATAATTTATTAATTACCAACAATATTGGAATTGGAACGACAGCACCGATTGCTGATTTAGATGCTAGGGAGAAAATTGCTCTATTTGGAAGCATTGGAATTAATACTGATGTTATTCCAACGGAAAGTTTAGTTGTTGGTGGTTATGTTTATTCTGATGGTGTTGGAATTGGAACTACAACAACCAATTCGCATTTAGGTGTCTATGGAAATATTGAAATATATCCACCTGATGAAGGTTATCAATCCATTATTAACGTTTATGGTGGAAATGCAATTTTCGATAATACTTCTACGGTTGGTGTAGGAACTACGGTTGCCCTAGCGGCAGTTGATTTCTCAAATGCTGGATATGGAATTACAAATAAAATTGCTTCGTTTATGATTATTCCAAGAGTCACTGCATCAGAAAGAGTTGGACTAATCACTCAAATTGGTGCAATTGTTTATAACTTAACGACAAATAAGTTTCAGGGTTATACTGGAGTTGGTTGGACTGACTTCCATTAAATAGTATAAGTTAATTTGTAAGTATGAAAAAATTTGTAATTCTTGGGTCTGGAACTTCTGGATTGATTGCTGCTACGATGATAAAGAAACGCTGGGGAGATGAAGTTAGCGTTTCTTTGTATTATGATGCAAAAAAGAAAAATATTGCAGTTGGAGAAAGCACAACTCCAATTGTGACATATTTCTTGAAAAAGTATTTGGATGTAGATATAAATGAATTTTTAAAAGATACTGGAAGCACAGTTAAACTTGGTATTAATTTTAAGGACTGGATTCCTGGAGTAGAATACTTTCACGGATTTCCTGAACTTGATTTTTCGAACACTCATTATCCAGAAAGTTTGTATTCCATTATGATGGGTAACTATGATGGTGGAATGAATTATTCAAAAGCAACTGCAACATTACCCAGTCACACTTTTAGATTTGTTCACGCATTACATATAGACACACAAATACTGTCACAATATCTTCAGGAAAAAATTGAAGACCAGATTGAAATTATTGATGACATTGCAGAAAAAGTAAACTCTGATGGTGAAAATATTCAAAGTATAATCTTTCAAAAAAGTGGAGAAGTTACTGCAGATTTTTATATTGATGCCTCTGGATTTAACTCTCTTCTACTAAAAGAATTAAATCCGAAGTGGAAAGATATATCAGATTACTTACCAATTAATAGGGCAATTCCTCAACAAATTCCATATCAATTTGCAGAAGTTCCTTCTTATACATTGGCAGAAGCAACTGAAAATGGTTGGATATGGCAAATTCCAATTGGAAATAGATATGGAACTGGATATTTGTATTCTTCTAGATTCACTTCTGATGAAGAAGCAAGAAAAAAATACAATCAGTGGATTCTAAAAAATTTCAATACAGAACTCCAAACAGATAGAATTATTGAATATAATCCAGGATACTATGAAAATCACTGGATAGGTAATTGTATGGCAGTGGGATTGTCAAGTGGATTTGTTGAACCTTTAGAATCCACTGGTATTCACATCATTGTGCAACAAATGAAAGATTTTATTGACTATAATCCAACATTGAGTAATTTAAAATATAATCGTATGGAATGCAATCGTCGCTGCAATAGTTTATACAAAGAAGTTGTTGAATTTGTGTGCTTACATTACAATACAAATCGCACAGATTCTGATTTTTGGAGATATATGACATCCCATAAATCGGAATGGGTAGAGGCATTCGACCAAAAATGTAGAGAAGAATTTTTAGAAGAAACAAGTATTGAAAAAGAAAAAGAGTTCTGGCACGTGGATAGTTATATTCAAGTTGCTCAGGGACTCCAAATGTTTAATCCAGAGTCAATCCGAAAATTTATAAACTCTTTACCAAATGGAAATGAGATTTTGGAAAATTGTCGTCTTCGTTATGAAGAAGTTCAAAAAGCAAAGAAACAGAATATGAATATTCCTCATAGGTCTGTCTTAAATGGTTCGGTTATTATAAATTGAAGTCCTAAGAATAAATAAATAAAAATCCAAGTGAAATGTCAGCATCTGTAACAAAAGCAGGACCATATTACTCTTCTGGGTCTATTTCCTTTAGTTCATTGCGAACTAACTTTAAGGAATCTGGATCTGGATCCATTAGTGCTTCGGAGTTAAGAAGGAATACAACAACTACAAATACCAATCCAATTGTTCCAGATGCTACAGAAAATAGTAGCATTTCTACTGCGTCTAATCTAGCAATATCTCAATTTAGAAATTCAATCAAGTATTATTATATCACACAAACTGGAACTGATGTTAATTTTGATATTGATGCTCAATCTTGGAACAATAACTTAAACAAAAACATCCGAAAATGGATGTATATCAATGGAACTTGTGGATCTAACTCAATATCTTCAACTGCTGTAGATTTTAATGCAACTGTATATAATTTAACTGTTGATGTTTCTGGTGGAATTTATGGTGCTGCTGGTTCTGGAGGAACTGCTGCCACAATTAGTGGTGGTAGTGGAGGAACTGCTCTCTCAATGAGTTCCTCTGGAGGAAATAATATTGTTGTGTTTGTAAGAAGTGGTGCAAATATCTATGGTGGTGGTGGAGGAGGAGAAAAAGGTGCTACAGGTGCTACGGGAAGTCCAGGAACTTGCACAGATTCTTATACTGCATCGCAATGTGGTAGTTGTCCAGAGTGCCCATCTCCTTATGTAAATGGTTCTTGTTGGGGTGGCGGTGAATGTGGAAGAAGGCAGGTTTGTAACTGGTGGGGAAATTGTTGGTGGGAAGCAAGTCAATGGACTCAATATAGAACTTGCACTCGAACTTATGGAGTTTCTGGGGGAACTGGCGGTGTTGGAGGTGATGGGGGTCCTGGTAGAGGTTACAATAATGCAGGGTCTCTAGCAGGGGCAGCAGGGGCAGCAGGAGGTCCTAACAATGGTTGTGGGTCTACAAATGGTGCTACTGGAGAAACTGGTGGAAGTGGTGGAGATTGGGGTTCAAGTGGTGGAAATACTACAAACAGTGGAAACGGAGGACCTTCTGGAAGAGCAATCTCAGGATCTAACTATTCTGTTTCGGGGACAATCAATTCATCAACCATTAAGGGATTATACCTACCATAATAAATATTTGAAACTTTGAATTGATTAAAATGTCTGAAAATCAGGATTATCCATCTTTAGTTGAACAAGGAAAAAACTTAGCAAAGTTTTCTTGGGATCTCATCAATTACATTCAAAAGAATCAAGATAAAGTATTGTTTGTTTCTGATGATGTTTATGAAGAAAGAATTAATACTTGTAAAAAATGTGAAAAATACAATGAATTAGAAAATCGCTGTAAAGAATGTGGATGTTTTATTCCTGCAAAGGCAAAGATTATTCTTGATAGTTGTCCTTTGAATAAATGGAAAGAAGACAAAGAAAGTTGGGATAAGAAGTTTGAGGATATTACAAAAAACCTTGACAAACCTCAAGAATCCCATTAGAATAGGTTTGTTCCTTTTGAGATAAGGGTCTAAGATTCTATAAGGACACTTCTCAAACCGTCCACCGTGTCACAGCAGGGGTGGTTTTCTGCTATAATACTTCCATACACGATGAAACCCCAGTGATTCAACTCCGCCCTCATCAGCAAACCGCTCTGGATGCTCTTCAACAGTATCTGAAAGGAATCTGTGTGTTCCCTACCGGTGGTGGTAAAACCAACGTAGGAATCTTTGATGCGATTCAGCAGTTTCTCAAAGAAACTCCTCAAACCATTGTAGTGGTGTGCCCACGCATCCTCTTGTCCGAGCAGTTGTCTTCGGAATACTTAGAGTTCATCACCAATGCTCACGTGATGCATGTCCACACGGGCGAGACTCATCACTTCAGCAGCACTAATCCTAGTGTGATTCGTGCTTGGTATGATGCTGTAGAAGGTCACAAACTGATTTTCACGACCTATAATTCTCTGCAGCAGATTGTTCGCTCCGATATTCAAGTAGATACAATTTACTTTGATGAGGCACACAATTCTGTGCGTCGTGATTTCTTTCCTGCGGTAGAGCATTTCTCTCAAGAGGCAGGTCGTTGCTATTTCTTTACCGCAACTCCCAAGTATTCGGCAACGATTTCCAAACCTGGTATGAATGATGTTGCTGTCTACGGTAACATTATCGCCAAAGTTCCTGCTCCCGAACTGGTGGAGAATGGTTACATTATTCCTCCTCAAGTGGTCGCAAAGCAAATGCGTCTTTCGGTCAAGGGTGAGGATATTGCTCAACGGGACTGTGAGTATCTCCTCCAAACCATTTTTGAGCATCCTGTTAACAAGATTCTGATTTGTGCGAAGGCAACCAAGCATATCATTGCTCTGTTGTCTGAATCTGATTTTGCGAATCAGGTTGCCGAACAGGGTTATTCTGTGCTTCATATCACTGCGAAGCACGGTGCTTTTATTGATGGTCAGAAGGTCAATCGTGAGCAGTTCTTTGATACTCTGAATGCTTGGGGTAAGAATGCTGACAAGAAGTTTATTGTGCTTCACCACAGTATTCTTGCAGAAGGCATCAACATTTCGGCACTGGAGGCAGTCGTCTTTATGCGTTCTATGGACGTTGTGGGCATCGGTCAAACGGTCGGCAGGACTCTGCGTCTTCATCCTGCAGACGCTGCTGGAATCCGCTCTGGGACGCTTCAGGCAGGCGATTTAGAATCGTATGCTAAATCCTATGGTCTGGTTATTTGCCCGACCTTTGACAAGGCGTCAGAGGGCACTGCGAAGGCAGTCCAGAACGTGACGGACATCATCTTCAAGCAAGGTGAGGTTGCTGTGTCGGTGGTCCGCCGCTGACACTTTTCAAACTGTCACAACAGACACTTAAAGACTGCCCAAATCCCTTATAATATACTCATACACAAAGGAGGAATCCTCAAATGCGTTGCAAAGTTCAACTCTATGTTGCTGGTAAAGTTTTCTATGAGGAAGTGCAAGCACGGGATTATGATGATGCCAAACGGACAGCAATTTCAAGAAATCCTTCCGCAAAAGTCATCAGTGTTACTGCAGTTTATTGATGTCTAACATTCAAAATGAAAGTCTCCTGAATCCAACTCCAGGAGACCCAAATGGTTTTGTAAGTAAAGATGGTGAATGGGCAGCAGTCTGTTGGACTGGTAAAAAATACATCATCATTTACAAAGGACAACAAGTTCACACTGCAAACAACTATAAATCTGCAGTGTCTTATATCAAAAAAGCAAGCAAAGGTCAATCTGTATCAACTTTGGATCAATTTCTATGAAAAGACTTCTTGCAATTCCATTTTTGATTGCGTTTGCGACTCCAGCATCTGCAAATGAGATGATGATTACTGTAAATGTAAATCGGGTTTGTGCTGCGATTGTGAATATTCCTTATGCATCGGATAATTTTTCTGATGCGGAATGGGAACAATTCAAGCAATGTTTGCAATTTATGAGGCAGTTTAACGGTATTAAATAGACATAATGCTTTAATTAAATGACTGCTTCCTACTACTTTTGGTTTTTTGTTTTTGCTGTAATTGCTTACTTTATCGTAACTGATAATAGTGTTGCAATTCTAGTGAATCTTATTTCCAAATTAGTAGGAATTTGGTTTGAAAGAATGAAGTGGATGCTACTGAATGATCCAAGAAATCCAATTGTAAAATACTTGATTTGGCGTCGTTCTTTGAAACTTGCGAAGGAAATTCAAAATGAAATCGAAATGGAACGTAGATCCAAAGAATCCAACGACAATCGCAAGACTGTTGAGTGAATTAGAAGGAGCAACCTACATTTTAGATTGTCTTGATGACCAGGAAGCGTATGATTATATCAGTAAATTAAAACAAAAATACTACAAGGAATATTTTAGGTCAAATGCTAAATAACCCCATATGGAGATTACATATGCTCTCTACCCAATATAGATTGAAACTTGAAGGTATTTGTGAAAAGATTGCAAAGCAACAAGAAGTATCTCTGGAGGAGATGATCTGGGCAGAGAAACTTGCGAAGGCAAATCAGACAGCAGCAAGGTTTCTTCGTCAGGCAAGAAGAAAGGCAGAGAATCCAAATATGCAAGAAGGTGATCTTGATGACTTTTTGAATCAGTTAGATATTGGTGGATTTGGGCACGAAAGTAAAGGAATCAGAGGTTTTGATTCGCCTGATGATATTGCAGAATGGTTTGGTCGTGACAGAGACGAAGATAATGATGAGTGGAGAAGGAGAGACTGATGAAAACATTTCCGGAGTTTCTTTTTGAAGAAGAAAAATCTTCAAAGGCAACAGCAGATTATCAAAACGAACCAAAAGGTAATGAAAAGTGCTCCAATTGCAATATGTGGAGACCACCTAATGCCTGCACTGCTGTGAAAGGTAAGATTTCTCCTGATGGATGGTGTAAGTGGCATCAGTATGACCGCAAAAACAAGTCTTGACAAAAGACTCTAAACACCCTATAATACACCCATATACACCCATTATTATGGAATACAAACCCTACAGTATGGAATGGAGTCGGCGGAGGTATCTTGCCGAAGCAATTCAACAATACTTTAATACTGATGCGTCTCTGGATGTGGTTCTTGACGACATTGTGAGTGTGCTTGAGGAGAATGTAGAGCATCATAAGAGTCGTGCTGACCGCTTTCAAGAAGTTTTGGACGGTTTAAAATCTTTACCATATTAAGTGTATAGTTATGTGAAGCAATTATCATAAAATCCAAACATTATGATAAAATAGTAATGTGAGAGCACTACAACATAAAACTCTTTATTATAATGTTTTTTGTGCGTGGAGGTCATTATGCACAATCTTATTTCTCATAATCAACTTGCTTCGTGGAAACATCTTGAAAATACATTTAATCAATTTATAGCAGAAGGGGAATTAATTAATGACTATTATGCGTGTTTAATTGAATGTAATGAAAGTCAAACAGAATGTAAACGAGTGTGTAGGGAATTATTGAAAAACTAATTGAATAGACCATTGACCCTTGACTTTTTGAGTTAAGGGTCTTATAGTATCTACATATATGATTGAACTGATGAAACCCAACTTTCGTAAAGTATTGGAAATGGCACTTGAAGAAGGTGTTCGTTATGGGTATAATCGTGCTCATAAACACGTAGAGAATCCAACAGAAGGTGCTATTACTGATAATATTGTGGAACAAGTTATGAATTCCCTGTATGAATGGTTTGACTTTGAGGATGAATGTAAAGATGACTGAAAGAGCACAAGAGTTTATGAATAAAATCTGGGAAGCACGGAATTCTGATGCTGACACAGAAGAAAAGTTGGTTGCCGCAATTCTTAATCTTGCAGCAGAAAATATTCAATTTTTCCAAGCACAAGATGGTAGAATTGTCCTAGATAAAAATGATATGTTACAACTTGCAGAAGAACTTACACAATGAAACTCTTTCATTTTTATAAGACAGAAGACTTTGGAACCGATTATTCCTTTCAGTTATTTACAATTAAACCAAAGACTTATAAGTGGTCTCTGCTACAAGTCTCAATTTCTTGGAACGATTATGCGGGATTTCCATATCTCCAAATCATATCAGGCGGTAATGGTCTTTTGACTATTTTCTTTTGGGTTTATAGATTTGGAATGGATGTGTCTGTTTTGAGTAGAACTTGGGAAAGAAATTATAGGGAAAATGAAGATGAAACCACTACCTGATAAGCAGCAACTGGATATTATGTGGACGGTGGCAACGAGTGGCAGTTTGGAAACCGGCACAAGACCCCATTACGGGTTTGCCGACCTGCTGTATGATTACCTCACAGACAACCTCAAAAACAAATACGGAGTTGAACTCTGCTATGAACCTCAAAGAGAAGAAAGCACTTCTGAAGAAACTTGAGAATGCTTACAACACTTGTTTTGATTGTGGTAAGGAATTTGGAGTTTATAGTGTCGGTTGTAGCAGTGTGTATGAGTCAAAGTGTGATGTATGCGAGCAAATCAAACCGATTACTGAAACAAGAGACTTTGCTTTCTTCATTACTGGTATTCGCAAACTGAAACTTGAGATTCAAAATGAGAAAAGTAATCGTAAAACCGAAAAGCAAAAAAGCGAAGAACAGACTCTGCAATGTGATGGGTAATAATCCCATTTGCATTGTAGAGCAAGACAAAGGAGATGGTATGTTGTTTCTCGCATCAGAGAACCAGAAATACTTTTTCTGGGTTAATATAAGCAACGATTGTCATTGGGAAACTGAATGGGAGGTTCTATGAGTTTTTCTAAAACTGTTTCCGTTTTTGCTGCTCTTGCAAGTATCTTTGCTGCTGGCGCTACTGGTTGGAAACTTGCTGATTCTCAAAAAGAAGTTCCTTTGAGTCCACTGGACCAAAAGGTGATGGAGTTGGAGAAGAAACTTGACCAAGCACAACAACCACAAGTTGCTCCACAACCTGTAAATCTTCCTACTCCCCAACCTCAACTGCCTCAAACATCTCAAACCCCTCCATCTCAACCGCTTCCTCCTCCCCCTGTTACAGAAAATGTCACTCCTTGATACTCTCAATTACTTCATACAAGACCAAGAAGGAGACCTTCAATGTTATGAATGGGACATTCGTGAAGAAACCAATCACGAAGTCAATGATATTGATTGGTATGTAGAACAATACGATCTTACTAAACAACGAATAGAAGACCTCAAACAAATTAAAACTATGTTGGAGAACAATGAGATTTCGTAACATTGAATTTCGTTTCAGTAAATACAACAACAAGTATGAACTCGTTAGGTGGTATGAAGACATTCCAGGAAAAGAAATTTGTTATGTGATTGCCTTCTTTGATAAAGACAAAGAGGGTTATGATATGAGAACCATAGGTGATAGGTTCTTTGAGGATAAAGATGCTTGGGTTGTAGGTAAGTATGGTCTGGAGTTTCTGAATGCTATCTTTCAGATTGAAAAAGATGAAGAGGAACTGAAATGACTAAAATCCCACTCAAAGCTGTCACAGTCACTTACACCCGAACTCTCACAGTTTCTCCCACAACTGAAATGTTTGAGGACTGGGAGGATTATCCAGACCAAGAAGGATTTGAGAGTTTAGTGCTTAATGAATTGTTTGATAAAATCCATTATGAGATGGGAGGACCTGCAAATCCTATGCCTTACACTAATGTAGAACAGTTTGAAACCGTTGAGATTGACTGGGAAGGTGATGAAGAGGAGGATGAAGAATGAAACTCTTTCAATACGATAAAAAAGTCTGGGATGAAGGTGAAACCTCACATACTTGGCAGTTTGGTATCTTCAAAAATCGTTCATTCCTGTGGGTGAATTATGAAAATCCTACCAATCATCGTTATTATTCTGGTGGATTTCATATCACACTTTCTTTTCTTGCCAGTTCTTTTTTTGGTGTAGAACTTAATAACAACAAACAATCTCTTGCTTTTGAATTTTTCACTGAATACTTTGAGGGGTGGAATGAATAAGGACGCATACTATGACTGGATTGCTGAAAACGACACATACCCAGAACATTCTCATAAGTGGATAGTGGGACTTTATAACAAATATGAGGGTGTAGAAGGACTTCATAGATACTTTGGAACATTTGATACAAGAGAAGAAGCAAAGGTATTCGCAGCAGATTATAGAGAAAAATACACAAAACCAGGATTTATTTCAAGTGTGCGAGTGTTTCCATTATGTGAGGTATTATGACTTACCCAACTGATAAAGTAACCCGTGTAGAAGTGATTGACCAAGAAGGAAGAAGTTATGTGAATTGGGACGACAATAATAAGGTAGAGTTGTCCTTTCAGGATGATGGAAAAACTTTAAAAGTTTTTATTAGTAATAGAACTATCCTTAAAGAAATTGCCGATGAACTTGATGCCCTATAAATAAGAGTGTCTGTTGGAACGGCAATTCTCTACGGACAGATTAGGTGCTTTCGGGCACCTTTTCTATTATAAATAATAATGCCGTTTCAACAAGATTACGATGACTTCACAAAGTCCAAGAATATACACATATAAAATTACTTTTGAGGAAGTTCCTTACTATTACTATGGAGTAAAGAAGGAGGAATATTACAATCAAGAGTATTGGGGTTCTCCAAAGACAAACAAGTGGTGTTGGGAACTTTATACTCCCAAGAAACAGATATTAGAACTTTTTGACTTCACCGATGAAGGTTGGTTAGAAGCAAATAAAGTAGAACAAAGATTGATAAAACCAGTTTTTAATAATGATAAATGGTGTTTGAATGCGTGTTGTGCTGGAACATTTTCAATAAAGCAAGCAAGAATAGCAGGAAAAAATAGTGCTAAAAAACAATATGAAGAAAAAATAGGAATACACGGAAGAACAAAAGAACAAATGATTGAAGATGGTAAAAAAGGTGGGTATAGGTCATATGAACTTGGTGTTGGAATATATGGATTAACTGAAGAACAAAGAAGTGAAAATGGTAAAAAATCTGGTAAAATTGGTGGTAATAAAGCAAAGGAACTTAAAGTCGGTATTTTTGCTCTTACCCCAGAACAAAGAAGTGAAAATAGTAAAAAATTAAACTCTCAAAGGTGGATGTGTCTTGAAACTGGGTATGTTAGTAATGCTGGAGCACTAACAAGATTTCAAAAGTATAGAGGTATAGATACTTCCAAACGAGTTAGAGTATCATAAGGACACTTTCTAAACTGGCACAAGACCTCACCACAGACCCTGTGGATGCCTTATAATACTCTCATACACACAGACACCTGAGATGACCAATCTTCTTCAAAACTATACTCTTGAAGATTTCGTCAAATGTCGTAATCAAAAAGAGTGGGTTTGTGATAATTGTATGAAATGTGGTGATAGAGATTGTTGCTCTGGAAATCACATTATGTTTAGAGTTCCTAAAACTGATGATTGTCTTTGTTCTATTTGTATGAGTGGATTGAAATGAAACTCTTTATCTTTACTCTCATTATTCCACTTCTCATCGTCACTGGTTATTTCCTTTCTATGGAACTACTAAACACTTACAATACTCAAAAGGACAGAGAGATGTTCTTGAAATCTTATGAGATTGTGATAGAATGTAGGAAGTCTTATACCGTAGGTCATTCAGCAAATTCTATTTGTGGTGAAGTTCCTGTATTTTATAATGAGGTAAAGTGAAATGACTGAACTCCTTAAAACTCCAATAAAATATGTGGTAGATATTCAAAATAAAAAGATTTCTCTTCATCAAGAAGAGGACTTTGAAGTATTATCTTTTAATACTATTGATGAGTTTATGTATGCTCTAACAGATATTCGCAAAACAAACAACATTATCTGGTATGTAATTCCACCAGGATTGATTGACCCCCCTATTAATGAGAATGTCAAATGACTGATTGGTTGTCTGGTTTTAGAGAAGAAATCAAACAAATTAGAGAAGACAACAAACAAATTAGAAAGGAAGTTGAAAGATTGCGAAAAGAAAATGAAGCACTTCGTTCCATTACTCCTAAAAAATTATTAGAGATTGTGGAGAAATCTATAAAGAAGGACACTTTCTAAACTGGCACAAGACACCACCAATCCCCCTGTGGATGCCTTATAATACTCTCATAAGCAATCAAACCGATGACTAACTCAATCATTCCCAAAGTCGCATACATTCCTCTGGAATACCATATGTCTGTTGAAGATTTCTTGGAAGTTTGGAAGGATATGGAAATGGAAGAGGAACCCACACAAGAAGATTATGATACTTTTATTCTTGATAGGGGAAAATCGTATTTTTATGATATGAGAGGTTATATTGAAGGTAGTATTCGTTTGATGGAGGACAACTGAAATGTCTAACCCAACTGACGAACAACTTGATGAACTCTGGGATGAGATTGGAGGTTATTACAATCTTTATCCCGAAGTTAGAAATACTATCCGTGAGGCACTCAATCGTTGGGGAACACCAGAACCAGAGGTAAAAGAAAATGCCTGACGACCTTCAACGAGAAGAGGAAATCTTTCTCAAAGCACTTGAAGAACACAAAGAGAAAAAATCACAAGAACCAACAGACAAAACCACAAACACTCTACCAGCAGTAATCGCAGCAGTATTATGACTAACCAAGAAAGAGCAGAAGAACTCCTAAAAGTTATTTGTAAAAGTGAAGCACACAATACTGCTTGGATGCTTCAAGAAGTTCTTCAACAACTTCGTAAGCAACTATCAGGAACTAATAAGGTTGATTTTACTGATGAACTGGATGTAATGTTTAATGCTGGATGGGATGAATGTCTCAAAGAGATTGATGCCATTTGTGATGAGTTGGAGTTGCTATGACGAATAATGAAGAAATCATCAAACTTGCTAACACCTATGGGTTTGATAGACACATATGTAAAACAACACACGACATTTACTGGGAATGTGATGAAGAAGACTTCTTGAAGTTTGCCCAAAAAATCTATCAAATGGGTTATGATGATGGTTGCTACGAAACATCTTATTCCACTGGATACACTGGACTTTTTGGAGAACCACAATGACTGACACAGCATACAAAGTTTGGGAAGCATTCAAGGCAGAATTGATTGTAGAACCCACTGATGATATGAAACAAGCATTAGCATCTTCTATTCGTGTGATTTCTTCTATCATTCATAGAGATGGAGTGCTTGCAAATGAACCTTGGCTTACTCATACTGCTCAAGAACTAAATGAAATCTCTTATGATGTGGAGGCACTATGAAACTCTACCGATACAAGAAAGACGGACACCTTTATACTCTCTATGAGCAGTTGAGACCATTCTATAATCTTGTAGCAGTTCCTTATTTTCCAAATCAAGGTATTCTTGTTAAAAGTAAGAGGAGTATTTCTATGAATGACTTTATCGTGGTTGCTGAAAGATGACTGGAGAACAAATTGGACATTTAGTAAGTATTGTATCCCTGATTATGTTATTCACTTTAAAACTGAAATACGATGACTAAAACCCTACTCCAACGCATCGCAACGGCAATCTCCACTGCACCACAAGGAGAAACTTATGAGGACTGCCGAAACAACGAAGCAAAGGCAGCACTTGAAGAGATTGCTGATTGGATAGAAAAAGTTAATGATGGTGATGTTGATTTTATCCTTTGGAAATTTAAACAGGAATTAAAATGACTGATATGAAAGAAAAAGCAAAGAAAGTATTCTCTGCTTATTATGATGATCCCCAACACGATCCTACCCTAAACCTTACTGATGCTTTCCGTGAGGTGATTAACCAACTCCAACAAAGCCCTGGTGTGATTATGTGTGCTGATTTTTTAGAATTGTGTGAGGAGATTGAAAAACTATGAAAAACCTTGATTGGGAATCACTACTCATTCCAGTTCTTATGATTGGAAGTTTATTTCTTACTATTCTTTTGGGATTTGGAACGGATGCTTATGGTAAGTATCTGGATGCTTACAATACTCAAAAAGACAGAGAGATGTTCTTGAAATCTTATGAGATTGTGTTAGAATGTAGGAAGTCTTATGGTCTAAACACCAATTCCGCAACTAACATTTGTGGTGAAGTTCCTGTATTTTATAATGAGGTGAAGTAAAATGAACGATGATAATGTTGTTGGAGGACTTTTAGTTGCATTCTTTGCAGTTGTTGGTGTGATGTTTCTTTTAGGTTCTCGGTTTGGTTTTGATGATGGTATGGTGAAAGGAAAGAACGAAGGTATTGTGTATTGCGTAGAGAAACCCAAAGAGTGCAAGATTGCTTATGATTACCTCAAACTTCAAGAGAACCAGAAATGACTAAATCTTACATTTCGTGCTATAATATGCCCTACAAAGACCTTCAAAACTTTGAGGTGCCCGACCCAGTTTATATCTACATTCGTCAGTTGGAAAACGAAATCATCAATCGCAATGGTGCTGTTCAACGACTTTATGATTTTAGGTTTAAAGATGTGAGAGCAAATTGGGATAAAAAAGGTGTAATGAGACCAAATTGGGATAATAGAGTAGAAGGAGTTGATTATTGATTATGACTGAACCAACTGACGAACAACTTGATGAACTCTGGGATGAGATTGGAGGGTATTACAATCTTTATCCTGAAGTTAGAAACACTATCCGTGAGGCACTCAATCGTTGGGGAAATGTGGAGATTGAAGAATGACTGAAAAACGATTAAATCACAAACTTGATATAAGTAAAATCAAAACCCTCAAAGATGTAAAGAATGTCTTTGAGTGTATGAACTTGTATGCTTCTGCTGAAGAAGACAACGAAAAGTATGAACTTCTCAAAGAATACTTTACGATCCCGAATGAGCCACAAGAAATCAAATTTGAATTACCACGCAAGTCATTAGAAGAAATACAACAAGAATGTGAGGAGAAGTTTGATAAACATATTGAGAGTATCAAGCATAAGTTTGCTGAACTCAAATGTCATCAAGAGTATTATTACAATCAAAAGTTCAATAGAATTATTGAGAACTTTGAAGACGCAAAAAAATATGGTAGTTTTCCAGCAAAATTAGATTACTCTAAACTTACTGTGACTGGTGGTAGTAATATTACTTCCAATTTTGTAATTAAAGAAGGTGGTAAAGAAGTTGGATATTATACATTTGGTAATGGATATTTGAAGTATTGTATGAATAAGAAACCGACTGCGATTGTTAGGTTCTTTATGAATAAACTTTTGGGTTTCCGTTGGGTGGATGAGAAATGAAACTAACTGCTGCTGATTTATATGTGATTCACGATATAATCTATCATAGTTTGATAACTGTGAATTATGGTGGAAAGTTTCCAGATGATGTAAGGGCAAGAACTATGAATAAGATTATGGATATTCTTGCTTATATTGATATGGAAGTCACATATGTAACTGCCGAAGAACCAGAGGTAAAGAATGACTAATCCTCTAATTGAGAAGTTTTACGAACTTCACCCAGAGAAAAAAGAAAAACCAAAAGAAACAAAAGCAGAGATTGAAATTACTGATACACTCAAGAAATATCCTTCAACCAATACAACTTCACTCACATCAGTCACATCCAATCTTACAAATCTATCAGTAGCAACATCAACCACAGGTATTATAAAGGCATCAAGTTTTATAACTCACGATATTCACGATACGGAAAAAACTTTTTTACAAGTCGCAGATAAAATCAAACAAGGAAAAGCAAAGGTATCAAGTGTGAGTATGGAACACGATGTTATGCTTATGGGTGGAACAAAAATCACCTTTGAGGTTTATGTTGACAATTGAAGAACTCCAAAAATACTTGGATGATAATAACATCACCTTTGAAGAGTGGATGAGAGCAAATATGATTACTGATGAAGACAGGAAATATTTTGATAAGATATGGGTGGATGCAATTTATAAGAACTTGGGTAAGGACACTTGAAGAACTGGCACAGGGGGTCTCCACAAGACCCCTTTTTGCCTTATAATACTCTCATACACACAGGAACTCCAAATGGCAATTGACACCAGCACCTGCATCAACATTCTTCCCGATGAGGAATGGTATTACACAGTTGAAGACTCAAATATTGCTACCAGTATGGATGGTTGCACCATTTCCTATTGGCAAGATGGAAAACGGCATACTCACATTACGATGGAAAAAGAAGAAGCACTCGCAGTAGCAGACGCAATTTACAAACTCTTTAAGAACTGAAATGATTGACCTTTCACAACTGACCGAAGAACAACTCAACGAACTTGAACTTCAAATCCAACAGCATAAGGAACAACAGAAGTTAAAGGGTGCTTTGGAAAACCTAAAAGGTTATAAAGTAACTTTTTATATTAGGTTTGACCCTGAAAAGCATAAGGATCACGATATGCTTACAGATGACGGAGAACTTGACCCAGGAATTTTTGCTGATTATCTGTGCGATAATCTTGTTACAGACCTGATTAGGGATTTTGAATTGTATGGTTATGAGGATGTGAATTATCCTACTGTGGAAGTAGCAACAAAACAAGAAATTGAAGAGAAATTTTGAGGAAACTGAAATGACTATTGAAATCACCAATCAAGTTCGTATTCAAGAACATTCTGACTATTGGTATACTGCCGAAGACACTCATCTTGATGTTGGATGTGAAGGTTTCACCGTTTCTTATTGGGAGTTTGATAAAGAAAAAGGAGATAAACGAGTTCAACATATTTGTATGAATAAAGAAGAAGCACTTGCTATTGCTGACGCAATCTACAAACTCTTTAAGAACTGAAATGACTAACCACATCATTCCCAAAGTCGCATACATTCCTCTGGAATACCATATGTCTGTTGAAGATTTCTTGGAAGTTTGGAAGGATATGGAAATGGAAGAGGAACCCACACAAGAAGATTATGATACTTTTATTCTTGAACGGGGAAAATCGTATTTTTATGATATGAGAGGTGAGATTGAAGACAGCATTCGTTTGATAGAGGACAACTGAAATGAAAATGACTAAAGAGGCACAAGCAGTCGCAGATGCTATTGAAGAAGTGAGATTTGACTGGGGTGATATGGAACAATCTCATCCTCATACTATTGCTGTTGCTACTCTTCGTAAAGTTGTAGAAGAACTCAAGTGGATTGGTATTACTGAAAAGAACATT